GTGGCGTATTTGCCTCAGACAAGTTTACTTGTGATGTAGCGGGTAAGTACCATTTCTATTTTGCTATAGTTATGACGGGAAATACTCTATATGATAATCAGGCATCTTTGTATAAGAACGGAAGCCTGTTTAGGTATGCGAACTACTTTATAGCTTATGATTCTGGTGCTAACACTGGTGTGCCTACTATGCAGTTAGAGGCTAATTTAGACCTATCTGTTTCTGATTATATTGAGGTTTATGTTCATCAGGAAAGTGGTGGTGATCAATCAGTGAATGGTTCGACCGCGGCTAGTTGGTTTACAGGGTATAGAATAGAATAATGCCAATAGTACCCATAACAGATGTGGGTAAGGTAGGGATTATAGAGGATATACCTCCTTATAATCTCTTGCCTAACGCATGGTCTGGTGGAAATAATGTAAGGTTTTTAGATAATGGAGTGAAAAAGGTAGCTGGCTACGAAGAGGTTATGGCTACTTGTCCGTTTGCTCCTTACTATATCCATCCATATCTTTCTGCTGGAGGAACTTACTATTGGTTAGCTTATGGTGCTGCTGCTATAGCTGTATGGGATGGTTCTGCTTGGACTGATCTAACTAGACAAACAGCTATGACGTTGAATGGTGCTGTGTCTGCCTCTGCAGGATCGATTACAGTCGATACTGGAGCAGCTTTAACAGCTTTATCTCCAGCGTCTTCTGGAAAATTAGCAATTGGCAACCAAGAAACATTACCAAATACGAACTATTACGAGGTGGTTACTTACTCATCTTTTAATACTAGTACAGGAGTAATTACTTTATCAGGGACTCTCGCGTATGACCATACTGATGGTGCTGTAGTTACACCATTCGATGGGGCAACTACTACTGATAACGCTTACGGTGCTAACACAACCAGTAGAAAATGGACTGCTACTAACCTTAATGGTATTGTCGTAGCTACAGATGGATTTGATACTCCTCAGATGTGGCCTATATCGGGTGGCATACCTTCTAAAACAATTCCATTTATGGAGTTGCGTAATTGGCCTATCGGAAATAAGTGTAAGTCTATAAGATCATTTAGAACTTTTCTTGTCGGCCTTAATTGGGAACGAACTGAGAATGAGCCAAGGTTAGTTAAGTGGTCTACTGAGGCAGCTTACGGATCACCGCCTACTTCATGGGATGCTTTAGATGCTACTTTAGATGCTGGTGAATACCAGTTAGCTGATACTCCGGGCGATATTATAGATGGCTTACCTTTAGGTGATTCATTTCTTATTTATAAGAATGATTCAATCTATATTATGAACTATATAGGAACACCCTATATATTTTCCTTTAAACTTTTATCTCCAACTATAGGGGCTTTATCTAAGAACTCTATCAAAGAGTTTGAGGGCGGTCATTTCTTTATAGGCAACTCTGATTTTTATGTTTGTAATGGTCAGAAAGTGGCTCCTTTACTACCAGAAAGATTAAGGCGTACTGTATTTGATGAACTTAATGGTGATAATTACGAAAAGTGTTTTGTAGCAGCAGATTATGTTAAAAACGAAATGATAGCTGCTTACCCATCTGGAAGTTCTACAGTGGTTAATAAAGCTGTTCTTTGGAACTGGAAGACAGATACATTTAGCATAAGAGACTTGCCTAATACATCTTATATAAATGCTGGTATAATTGAGATTACTGCTGGAACTATTTGGAACACTGTTTCAGGCACTTGGAATACAGGTTCCGGTGCGTGGGGTTCAACTAACTATGATAATGTAGCGGAGAACCTAGTATTTGCAGATGTTACTAATACTAAAATTTATAGGGATAACAAGGGCAATACTAAAGATGGTACGGATATGAACTCTTATATAGAGCGTACTGGATACGATCTAAACGATCCATCTATTGTAAAATTTGTATCTGCTGTTTATCCTGAGATAGAAGTATCCGGGAATAACTCTATTAATGTTTACATAGGTCATCAGATGTCTACTGAAGATGCTATTACATGGGAGGGACCAGTTCTATTTAATCCTAATTCTCAGTCTAAGGTTTCTTGTAGGATTAGTGGAAAATATTTTGGAATAAAGTTTGAGTCTACTGGAGACTTTGATTGGAAGCTACATGGTCTAGCTTTTAACGTGCAGCCTAGAGGTAGTCGTGGCAGTAGGATGTACTAATGGCTATTGCTGAATCTAAAAAAATAAAGAGTGTAAGTAGGTGGTCACCTAATCCAGCCCCTGTTTCTCCTGAACAACTACCTGACTACTTATTTAATGAGTTAAATAGATTAGGCGATATACTATTTAATATAGATATGCTTCAACTATCTCAAACAAATGTAGCACCCGGAACCGAACTTAGAAGAACAAAGCCAAGGGATGGTGACATACGTTATGCTGATGGAACTAATTGGGACCCCGGTAGTGGAGAAGGAATTTATGCTTATTACAATGCAACATGGAATAAATTATGATCACTGGTAATACTGCAATAGAAAATGAAATAGCTGCTATAGAAAAAGAAGCTACTATTAGTACAGCCCTAGATAGGCAAATGGCTGTTGCTGAAGCAATGGAGTCTATTATATCTGATATAGCAAAAAGCACCGATGGCGATGAAACTTATAGTGGTTTAACTCCTGATGCTGGTAATTTAGGGTTTCATGAAAATCTTGTGGCTGGTTATACGCCATCGTATGGAGATTGGAGATCAGGATCATCTAACCTACCTTATGATGTAGCAAAAGAATATGGTTTAGGTTTAAGTGATTGGGCGCATGGCCCTGTTATAGACAATAAAACTGGCTATAGGCATGGGTATACTGTCGGGGGTAAAGATATTCCAACTGACATAGCAGCTTTATTTTCCGGTTCAGATACAGATGCAGATGTTGAGTATACTGACTTTGATTGGGATGAAGAGGAAGATTACTTAGCAGAAATAATGGATCAGTATGAGAAAGATTACTTTGAGGTAGATGATCGTGATGACTCCGCAGAAATTTATCGTTGTGAGAAAGCAGGTGGAACTTGGGAGGGCGGAGTGTGTGTGATGCCTGAACCTGTTGTTGTAGAACCGGGACCGACAGAAGAAGAAATCTTTATAAATTCTTTTGATCCCTTTACGAGTATAAATAGAGCAAAATGGATGCACCCTTTAGCGGGTTATGATGGGACTTCTAATTTGTGGGGTTATCAGCCACCTCAAATTGAAGATTGGACTCCCGGATTAAAGGCTTGGGCAGCAGGAGATTAGATTATGGCACAACAGCAAGCAACATCATCGTTAGCCCCTTGGCAACCACAACAGCAGTATATACAAGGTGGATGGAAAGCGGCTAAAAATCTATTTGACGTTGGTATGCCCGGTTATTATCCTCAGGCAACTGTTGCTGGTTTTGATCCTGTACAGCAGCAAGCGCAGCAACAGAGTTTAGATTATATAGGTGGTTCACAGGTTCAGGATCAGTTAGCCAATGCCCAAGCAGCACAACAAAGGATGCTTTCAGGTCAAGTACCGCAAGGTCCGGGGACACCTTTTGGTCAGATAACTGATGCTTTGACTCAGGGAGTCCAACAGAATTTATCACAGAATATACTTCCTACATTACGGTCTGGTATGATAAGGTCTGGTCAACAAGGTGGTGGGACTAGAGGAGACTTGGTTCAGAATAGGGCTATCTCTGATGCTGTTACTCAAGGAATGACTCAGCCTTTAGCTAATATGTACGGTAATGCGTGGAATCAAGCGCAGGGCTTACAAATGGATGCTTTGAGGCAGGCTCCTACAACTCTAGGCGCACCACTTAATATGTTTGGTGCTATGAACGCTGTAGGTGGCGCAAGACGTAACCTAAGTCAAGCACAGATAGATGCTGATCGTGCAAGGTATGAGTATGAAGCCATGTCTCCTTATCAGAATCTTGCTCAGTACCAAGGAGCAACTGGTATGGCGACAGAACACCGTGACCGTTCCGCGTGTAAGCCCCGAGGCACAGAGCAGATCGTGAACGACCTCGGTGATCTCGACCGTGCCTTTGCCCTCGGTGCGCACGGTGATCGTC